CGGATGGTTGATTTTCAGAATCTTTACTTTCCCCTGAACCCTCACCAGATTCTCCATTTCCCTGACTATCCTGATTATTTGAAAAATCTTCAGATTCAATATCTGGCTCTTGTATTTTATCTAAATCGACTTTTTCATTACCCTTATCTTCATCTTTCTTATTATCGGAGCCTCCACCAGACCCTCCTTTTGAAGAATCTGGTGGTTTAAAATTATCAAAAGACGGTTTTATACTATCCTCATCTTTAGGTTTTGGTACATGATTTTTAGTTTTATTATTATCATTTCCATCAGAATCATTTACAACGTCAGACTCCTTATAACGCATTTCAACTGTTTCTAAATCTACAGAGGAAAAAACACCTAAATCATTATTAGTAGGGTTGAATTTTCTCTCTTTTAAAACTATTCTACTCACTTCTTAATACCCTCCTAACTATTAATGATTATTAGAATCATCGAGTATAACAGGTTTACCCTCTATAACTTCACTTACCTTAAATGTACCATCACCATTTACAGCAGTAACTACACCAAACTTTCTTAATGCTTTTACATACACATAAGTTCCAATTTTAATAACTTTTGGTTTTGGTGGTTGACCTTGACCCATCATTTTCTTAAGCATATCCTCGATTTGCTTATCTTGCTCATCTGTAATACCTTTTTCTTTTTTAATTTTTTCAATTAAATCTTTTGCTTTCTGTTCTTTTGCTGATTTATTATTTTCAAGCTCTTTCATATAACGTTTAAACCGATTATACACTTCTTTTGTTAAAGTGTTATAACAAGTACCGTCATCTACTCCCTTACATTTTTTCATTAAGTCTTTTGCATGGTCTATAGCTTCCTGACCTAATTTAATTTGTAAAGTTTCAATAGCTTGTGCAAGTTTTTCTCTAACAGTATCCTCCCCATATTTAGATATAGCAAAATCTACAATATTTTGAGGCTGATTTTTAATAGAATCTAAATCTTCTTGTGAAAGTTTATCAGGCTCTTGCTGTGTTTGACCACCTTCTATATAAGTATTTTCTTCACTGTTCGGGTCAAATAATATAATTTGATTTCTCTTATAATTTCCGGCTTCTTTGCCTGAATCTTTATATTGATACCTGCACAAAATACTACCATCTGGTAACGCAGTTCTATCTACACCGTCCCTATCTGCATAAGTAAGTACATAAGTACCGGCATACATACCTTCATCACTATAAGACTTAATATAACAAACAGTAGTAGTATTTCTAATTCTTACCATTGTACCAACAGGAAAAACATTTGCATCAGTAGCTTTTTCAGTTTCAGACATACTTAAACTAACTGATGCTACACCTTCTGATAAAGTTTTGAATATTTCTCCTATTAAATTTTGGAAAATACCAGAACTTTTTCTAAACCTCTCTAACCCAGACGGAACACGAATATTTACAATAAAATCAGCTCCAGCTACATCTTTAACAGGATATTGATAATACCCATTTATATCTAACTTACTCTCTATATCAAGTTTTTTAGCAAGAACATTATACAAAGCCTTTACCAAAGACTCTTCATCTTCAAAGTATCTCAATCCAACATTATGCTGTGACCTCATACTAATAATTGTACCAATACCATTATTAGGTATAGGTGATTCTTTCCCCCTTGCAAACCCAGTACCTGCAAAACCCCTCAATCTTTTTGCAACTTCACTATTAATAAATCCATCCATACAAACATTTTCTATTGCATGTGAACCAAGGTTTGTCTCATTTGTATTTGTTTGACTTACTGTATTATTTACCACAATATGCATCATTTCATGTGAAATAAAGAAAGTAAGTAAATAAATATAACAAGCAGTTAAAGAAGGATAACAATACTTTCTTTGAGTATATTCTTCTAACGCAGTCCGTAAAATCATTTTCGGATTATAACAATATACAAATTTTCCTACAGTATGGTCGTAAGCTACAAATAAAGTAGTATTATCGTCATACTTTTTCATAGTATACAAGCTTCCACCAGTAAACAAACTATGTGCCGTAGGGAACTTTAATCTCATACCCTTTATAGCTTCATTACTGTATAAGTTATAAATTGAGTCAAAATCACACTGTTTTATAAAACTATTTATGGAACTTTCTGTATTCCCTTCTTTAAAAGAATTATCAGGAAGTCCCCAGAATTCATTTATACCACAACTATCTTTATACCCTTCTTTATAAACATCTACAGTTCCATTATTACCTACATAGTTAAAATCAAAACTATAAGAAAGTAAATTTTTATTTTTATCAACCTTATTTGTATTTTTATTTGAAAACAACAAAAGACTTATATCAACAGTAGATTCAGAGGAATGACTATTTATAAACTCAGTGGGTTTATTATAGTTGAAAGTTTTATCTCCTAATAATTTTTCAATCTCATCTAAATCATATAGTCCTTTACCCTCATTAACCCTATTATAAGCTACCTTATTAGGATTTATTAAAGATTCGATAAGCTTATCTTCCTCTTTAATTATTTCCCGCTGTCTTGCAGATAATGCCATATTAACCTCCAATCAGCTATTTAATTCCAAATATTTTTTCATATCGTCAATGCTTGTGAAATACTTAACTTTTCCACCAACATTACACTCAATTAACTTAACTATTACTTTAATTACTACACCAAACCCATTCTGTCCTTTTGAAATAAGATAAGAAAGTTTTGTTTTATACCCATCATAGTAATCTTGCACTTCTACTTCTAAAAAATCTACCCCATTATCAACAATTTCACGAAGGTAAGGAGGGTATTTATTAATACCCTCTCTTACGATTTCAAAGTCACCATCAGAGTCAAACAAAGTAATCATTTCATTTTGTTTATAGTCAACGGCTTGTAAATTTAAATCATCGATACCGGCACGGTGTAAAAACTCCTCAACTAAATCAACAGACAACATTATAAATTCCCCCTTTACAGAACTCTGGAACGTCTGCTTGTTACTGTTTTAGCAGAAATACCATTAATTCTATTTCTCATATCTTCAATATCTTTCATTGTAACAGAAGAAGGATAACAATCTAACACATTTTTAATCCATTGGTCACCAGTCTTTTCACCCATTAAATACATATCCTCTACTGTTTTATCAGAGCGCATCAATAATAAAGCCATATTATCTAATGTAGGTAGTGTTTTTGAAATTTCAGAAATGAACATAGCATAATTTTCAGGCGGCAAACTTGTTTTATGTGCTGACAAGAACTCTCTCATCAAAGCTAACATGCTGTCCACCATTTTTTCCGTATTACCCTTGAACTTTCCTAACAAAATTCTCTCTTTCTTAAAGAATGGAGCAATCAAAGCCTTATCTTTCAACATTTCAATGGTAATATCCATATCTACATCTGTACCGAACACATTATTAAAGTATTTGCCAAACTCACCTGCAAACTCTTTACCTGTATAAATCTCAAAGACTTTTTCTCTTTTTACTTCGATTTGAGAATCTAACATAGAAATACTTTCAGCCATACGAAGTATAACCCTCATAAAGTTTCTGCAAGTATTTCTAATAGCCGTATCCATAGGCTTCAGTAATGCCTCTTTCAAACGTTTTACTAATTCTTCTATATTAGACATGATACTGTCACTTGAAATTTTCTTTGAACCAGACCTATCAATACTTACCATATCACCAGCCAAGTAAGATTCCCATGAATCTTTATCAGCTAAAATCTGATTAGCAAAATTAATAACCAAATTACCCAGATTTTCAACACTATTCATTGGGTCATTTAACTTATTTCTCAAATCAAGTAATGTATTTCTCATAGCCGGGTCAGCAAAGATTAATTTACCATTAAACAAAGAGGATTCAAATCCATTAGGACCTCTCTTACCCCTCATAGACTTAATATCCTTACTTAACTGGAACAAAGTTCTTGTAGAAGGTACTGCTTTTTCAATGGTTCTCTTTTCAACTTGAGCCATTACATCGATAGATTTTTCAGTAGATAACGTTTTAAAGTATTCTACTATTGTACCGTCAATCGCACCCTCTTTTTTCTTATCTTCCATGAAATTTAACCATGATTTAACATCATTTTCATCATATTTCTTTTTCCAATAGATAGAGAAACGCGCGGCTAACGCTGGGTCTAATGAACCTGCTGCAGAATACCCATCACCTTCCATTTTACTATCCATTTCTGCATAAGACATATTACAAGCGGCAATAATTTTAACCTTATCTTTATAATTCTTGAAAGATACATTGGCAAACTTGTAATCTGAAATAGCTTCAAACATAGCAGACATAATAGTAGGATTCTTACAACGATTACATTCATCAAAGAATAAAATTACTTCCCTACCCTCTTTCAAGGCTTTATCAAACTCATCTTTAATTGTTTTATCAGGTGCTCTTAAAGTTAAAGAGTCTACCATACCATAATCAAGATTACTTGCGACCTCATTTACGATATTACTTAATTCCTTACCTACGGAACCAAGTTCTAAACTATCAAATCCACCACCTGATACATAATCGACTAATGTTTGTTTTACAGGCATACCCATTAAATCAACTGTATCTTTAGAAGCGAGGTTTACATTAATTAAAAATGGTTTTAACCCAGTCTTACGTTCAACATCCTTCATATAAGCATGTACCCTTGATGTTTTACCCAAGGAAGAAGGACCGACAAGTAAAGCAGGTACACCGGATGCAAGTGTTGATTTTAAGAAATCTCCTACATCATCCGGGTCTCTTTGTTCTTTTGGTAAACTCTGATAAGACATATACCCATTCTTATCAAGGAATTTCATAAAAGGTTCCCCTGCCCACTTTGAAACAAGACCATTAATAATATTTTCTTTATAAACCTTTTTACCTTTTCCACCATCTGCGACAAATTCATCATCAATAGCGTACAAATAGTCAGACAACATATCCCATGTACGATAATTTGGGAAAGTTTGAGATTTTATTTCATTATCAGATAAGCTATCATTAATAGCATCAATAACAGGTTTATCATTATAAACCATACCGCCATTCTTATCTAAAAAGTCTAAAACCATTTTATGAATATTAAGAGCGTAACCACCATTTCTTTCTTTTGTATTTGACCTTGCCCACTCAAACCATCTACCCTCAACATCTCCAGGCTGAACCACTAATGGAATAAAACGGTTAGAATAAGCAACGTCAATTTCCGTATTTACATCGTATAACTCTTCTAACGTATCCTTATTTTTTCTATGTTCATAATCTTCGTTTACATTAAGGTTAGTAGCTGCAACAAACTTGCAACCATTTAAAGTCATATTATTAAAGCGTTTCTGATTTAACAACTGAACCAAAATTCCATTGACCCCGTTATCTTTACAGCGTGTAATTTCATCGAAAAATAAAACCGGAGTTTTCTTATACTCTTTATATTTACTCATCGTATCTTGAATTTTCTTTTTCTGTTCATCTGTCAAATCTTTTCTAACAGACTCTACCCCTACTCCATCAGAAACCTTATCTTCTTCTAAATACCCTTTAGACAAAATATCATTTAATTTATCATATGCCTTTGCACAATACTCTCTAAAACCATCAGAACATGTTACTAACTCTTCCATAGGACAAGAATATGAGAATTTCTTACCTTCTACATCACCAATCTGGAACAAACCTGAGTAATCAAGACGGGAAGTAAATGCCACACGGAAGTCCACTAAACGGAATCCATGTTTCTTACACAACTCTTTAATTGTTGCAGACTTAAATACGGCAGTAGGGCCAATTAACAGTGGAACAACCTCACGTCCACCATTCTTCATATCTACCCCTTCTGGTAAGTTAAAATAAGCATCTAACCAATCATATACTACGTCCTTACCACGTCCAACAGCTGTATCATCATAATAAGCATCATTTTCTGCATCTTTTAATAAGTCATCTAAAAATGCAGTATCTTCATTAATTTTCGTATTTTTAATAAAAGAGTCAAAACTTACAGTATTTTTAGTTACAGGAATTTTTACCTCTGATAACAAACTTAAATCAGTTTTTGACCCATTAGAGGCTGAATTGATAAATATATCTGTAGCAACTTCCTCTTTCTTGTAAGAGTCGTTTACCTTTAAAATTGCAGATAAATTATCATCAACATCCTCCACTAAAATACGTTTTGCAACAGGTAAATAATCAATTTCAACAATATTTAAATTAACAGGATTTCCAAAAACCCCGTCCATAACTTTTTCTATTACCTGTTCTCTTTCATTTATTACGATAGTTCCGCAAGGTAAAACCCTATAAGCTTTAAAGTGATACTCTTTACTTATATTATTACTATCTACAGCACCAATAGAATCAGTACTATTCGACTTACCAAAATCCAAAGGACAATAAATATCAGAAAGATTTATAGACTCTTCTGCATTTCTTACAAAATCCCCTTCAGATAAAAACGGAAACAACTTATTAATATATGACATTAAAACATACCTCCTAACCTTTTTATTCACCTAAAAGAATATTTAAAATTCTCTTCATTGAGGAATAAAAATATGCTGCAGTACTTGGATCAATTTTAACATTTAACCAATCATCTATTGTTTTTGCATCAAACTCTTCAAACTGATTAAAATATTTCAATATATTTCTTCCAATACCGATATCTTCCAAATTAATATTACTTACATCCTGTCCGCTTCTTTTCATGTTTACAAGATTAATTAAATAAGTTTCAACTATTTTTGTAATTAACACAAAGCGTAAGAAAACTAACCCTATTAACACTTTCAGATTATCTTCTTTACCTTGAAAATCATTAACCCTATCCTCTAACGAATCAAGATATTTTCTTAATGTTTTCAATGCTCTATCTGATACCATCCATTTGTACTTTTTAGGGAACACATTTTCAAGTGTAATACTTTCAATGTTTAATTCCTGGTCATACATGGCAAGATTTTTGTCTAAATCACTTTTTGCATACTTGATAAAAGAAACGGCAAACGCTCTATACTTATCAAATACACTACCCCCACCAGCATTCATTAAACGTTTAAACCCTTTTAAGGATTTGTCCTTATAAATTAAATAAGCTCTCATACTTGACTACACTCCTATTAGAACCTTTTTAATAAAATATCACTAATCTCACTAAAAACCCTTCCTGAATTCATCATCTGTTTTATAGAAAATACAGGTAAACTATATTGTGAAAACTTTACTTCCCTCGTATACATACTACCTGCATCTATCTTTGGTAAAATATTTAAATTATAATAATTTAAAACCTGAACAAACAACTTTTCCTCGATACGGCTTTCTAACCAAAAATCTTGTAAACTATACTTCTCTTTCAATCTTTCATAAGCAGTAAAATTTTTAAAATCTTTGATTAAACCTAACGAAAACATAAATGCATTATCCCATCTAACAGCATGAAGCATATCTATGATATTATAACATACAATTTTATCATACTGTTTCTTTATTACATCTTCCCCCTTTTCACAAATATTATAATCCATATAAGAGAAAGACCCTAAAATAGAGGCATAAAATATGTAATCTATACCCCTATCACTAAATGTAATATTTTTTAAAATATTGAGTAACCATTTTCTTTGTTTAATTCCAAGTCCAAAAGAGGATAATGCAATTAAAAAATCTACATCAATATCATATTTTAAAAACTTTATAAACCTTGCGTTTAAATTAGGTACAGAACTTTCTAACAACTCATCTGTATTTTTGTACTTTAAAAGAGTTTCAGACAGTTCTTTTGTATCTGATTCTGAAATAAAAGCACCAAAATACTCTACCGCTAATTTCTGCCACTCTTCAAACTTACTTACACATTCGTAAGCAAAATTGATTAAACCCTCGATACTTACACCAATACTTTGTGTTGCATTTAAACTTTTCTCTTTAGATGCTTCTCTATTTCTAACCAATTCAAGTATGATAGAATTTGATTTTTGAACATCTGAATTTAAAAAGTCAAGATACATATTTCTAAATTCATTGGCAAAGTTTTGTATAAACAATAAAGGATTTACCTTTATAAGCTCTAACAACAATTTCTTGTCTACATACTCTGGCAAAGAATTACCATGAAAAACCCTGCTTGCAAAGATTTTAAAAATATTACCGATTAAAATATAACAATTAGGGTTAGGGAACAACCCTAATGCTATATTTCCTGTCTCTGTACCAACTGAAAGACCAAATAAATTGATAAAAGGTTCGGGCTCACCAGAAACCTTTTCAAATTTAATGCTACCACTTACATTACTTTTATTATTTAAAATAGACTTATTTGTACCAAATTTCTTTTTATATTTTAAATTTTTAGTATCACTATGTAGTCTAACCAAATCTACCACAATAGTTTCTTTCATGTTAAGTCACCTATCCCACAACCTTTTACACCTATTACCATTTATTACCATTTTTCTTTACTTAATTTTACTACATTTTTCTATTTTTGTAAACCCTTTTTCTTAAAAATTTTAAGGTTTTATTGGTTGATTTGCAAAATTTTTCAATATCCTATCAGAAAGTTTAGAAACTAACTTCATAATCTTCATTAAATCTCTTCTACCTAACCCAGCTTTTAACTCTTCCATAGTAGAAGTGACAACATCTCTTTGTCTATCACTATCAGTAACTACACCTTTTTCAGCTTTATCAAGAAACTCTTCATAAGAGATAACAGGATTCGATTCGATTTTATCGTTTTCCACCAACTCTGCTAATGTATTCGGGACATCATAACTACTGGCAGGTTTGAAGTCTTTAAAGTTTCTTTCATAAGAGCGAATTGCAGATTTTACATATAAAGCCCTATCATATGGGTCTTTCATATCATAGGAAGATTTTGACAACTCGGCATCCTCGTCTATATACCTTAAACTGTCTAAAGAGGACAATGCTTGCATTTCATCTAATGAAATTTTACTATTTTGTCCTACAAATACATCTGTTTGGTCAAAATTACCCTTAAACAAATTATCAGCTGCATCTTCACCTTCAATAAATTTGCTATTATCATTAGTACCCCTTCCACTAATAGATAAGGCTAAATTATTATAAGAATTTGAAATTTCTTCGAATAAAAGTTCTTTTCCTGCTATAGAAGTACTTTCAGAAACCCCTGTAAATGAAACTACTCTGTTAACAACTTCCCCAGTCTCATTATCTGTTATGCTACAACATGAACCCATTCTATTATTAAAATCTCTATCTCCAAGTGCTCTTTTCCCAAGATTTGACCAAAAATCTAATGTAGATAATAAGGTATGAACCGATTTATAATAATTTAATACATCAGACCAATATATAAATATTCTTGCTAAAATAATTTCCTCTAAATCATTATTTGAATCAAAATCAGGGTTCCAACTACCAGATGACTTTTTATAAGAATCCAAATCTATCTCATTTTTCTTTTTCTCTCTTTCATTGATAATTGAAAGAATAATAGAATTGCTTGATACTGCTACATTTTTTAATAAATCCGTATACTCTTTAACATCTAAATAAATATCTCTGTCTACCCCTTTATTTTTAGAAATATTCTTTATTAAACTAAATAAACCCCCACACTTCATACGGGTTAAAATTCTTCTAAACCCATTGCTATCCATTCTATTAATTATATTTGTGGCCTCATCATACTGAACTTTTCCAGATTTAGAAAAGAATGTAGACTTATAAGCATTTCCTAATTTTTCTTCTACTTCCCCTGTTCCAATCCCTGCCATATTTGCAACAACTATAGCACCAGAGCCAATAAGTATTACAGCGTTAAAATCTTCATCAATATCCATTCCCATAAACTTATAAGTTTTAGAAATATCTTTCTCAAAATGGAAATTTAAAGACATATAATCATCTTTAATATCATTTCCGTTTACACCATCTAGCTTTCTAACCTTGTCATGATATAACGAATTCACATCTCCTTCATAATAACCCCAGTCAGCTTTAAAAGTGTCTTTTTCAAACTTACTCGGTTTTAACCCTTTATCAATAGCCACCTTTTTAACAGGTGATACTGGACAACCCAACTCTGGAAAGTCAGAACCTTTAATATTTATGGATAATTCAAAACTTGACATTATAACCCTCCAATTTAAACCTTAATATAATCCTTCTATTAGTATATATAACCCCTTTATAACTTACTCCTAAACCATTTTGTTTTTACCATATCTTTTTGAATTGACATCCAATTATTGTTTAAAACAGTTAATACACACAATAAATGTTTACAAACAGACCCTTTTAAATCAGGATTTACTATTTTAGGAAATCTGTTTTCTTTTGTAAGTCCATACCCTAATTGATACGTCAAATAGCTATAACGATACTTAAAATCGGGACAAGTACATTTCACCTGCAAATCCCCATTTAAAAATAACCTTACTATATCCTTTTCTTTGAATTCCTTAAAATGTTTCATATCTTTTGCTTCTTTAAGTTTTATTGTTTGTATATATTTTAATCCTGGTGTATATTGACTATGTGTCTGAAACTGAATCCACCCGTTTTTTTGTGTTACACCCATGTACTTTGTTGTAAGTTTTTTAGCTCTTGCCTTTCTTGCTGAATCGGCTGCTTTTAAAATTTCTAACCTTGTAGCTTCATCTATTTTTTGATATTTCTGTTTGTTATTTCTTTGTTTTTTATTTTTAAACTGTTTCCCAAAATAATAAGACTCTTTATCACTTTCTATTAAATAAAAAAATGGAGAATTTTCCACAAGAATATCCTCCAAATCAAAATGAAATATTTTAGAGGAATTTAGCATATTTATTTGAGATAAACTCTTTTGCTTCATTTATTGCTTTTTCCTCCCCACCTATAAAATTTCCAAGTAAAATATATAACTCATTAATAGGGTAATCATTTAAAGGTTTTTGATGTATCTGAGCTTCAATTATATTATGTGTTAAAAGACTACTTACCAACTTCATATAGTCTAAAGAATCAAAATTATTTGACTCACTAATAGCACGTTTTAAATTTTTATAAAGAGTTTTCCCTTCGATTGCTTTTACAAAGGACTCACTTACAGTATCCCTATCTTCACCATTTAAGATTTTTGTTTGAATCTCTTTAATTAAAGCAATATCCTTTTTTTCTATTGCTTCATTTAATTGTTGGTACAAATCTTTATACATTATTCAAACCCCTCTTCCTCTGACGGTTCTTCTACCTTATGATTTTCCTCTTTGTACGTACCCTTTTCTAATTCTTGTAATATTTTCATAAACTCTTCAGAAGCAATTTCAGACGGTGAAAGACCAATTAACCCAAGTGTTGCTTTTAAGAATTTTGCTTTATCAATATACTGTGCATATTCTTGTAAGAATGTTTGTGAAGAGTCAAATACTGACATACAAGTTACATACTCTTCAACCCTCCCCATAGTATCTGATGTAGTAATAGGTCTCATTCTTATTTTGAACTTATTTATATCTGACAGTCTACCACGATAAATTAAGTAATTATTACATAAGGATTTAATCCCATTTACCATTATATTCTGTACTCTCTGTACAGAACGGGCATAACGAATGTCCATTTTAGCAAGTGAATTATTACCTAATATCCCACCTATAGACTCTTCAAACCCAAGATATGCTTTCGGGAACTTAATCGAAGCAAATTCTTTATCCTTAAAATAATCAATATCTACAATAGAACGAACATCAACTGCATCACCAACTGAATCAACTGTTACATCCCCTTTACCATCTCTTGTCGGGATATACACATTCGAATTGATAGGTATTGGTGACGGGTCTGTTTTCATACCTACATTTTTCTTTAACCTTGTAGAACCTTCTAACCTACGTCTAATATCTGATAAAATTTGTTGTGTTTTCCCTGGTGAAGCGTTACCAACTTCTACCTTTACTAAATTATACTGGGTAGAACGTGCTACTCTTGACAAGATTAACATGTTATCTAACATGTTAATAATGCGGAATATATATCTTGCATTATCCATGATAGATGTTCCTGTTACTTTATAACAAACAACAGGTTCTAACTTTTCACGTTTCTTACCCTTCTCATCTAAACCACCTTTTACATTTAAAACAATTTTATCCCGTCTTGATAATTTTGCAGAAAGAAAGTGTACAAAGCTATCTGCTTTCTCAAAAGTTGCAGAGTTATCTCCATTTGCTAATGTAGAAGAACTATTTACCTGTTGACCCGCTTGTCCCCTAAAAGTACCATCGTACCCTATCCCTGTACCAATACTATCTAAATAAAAATCATCATCTTCAAACCCAAGTACATTTCCCATATACTCAATTCTTGATACAGAATAAGGATTTAATACATCTTCATAATACACAGACTTAACATTAGAATTCGCTGAACCTGCATAATATTCCCTTCTACGAAGTTTAAAATCACCATGTTTTACTACTTCATAAGTCCATGTCCAAATCCGTTCCTCTATATTTACGTTATTTTCAAGAAAATCTGATAAAAACTTTTGTAAACCTTCGTCGTCTGATTCTACATTTACAATTTTACCTGTTCTTTCATCTGCTTGACAAATATCATCAGCAGTAATTTCCATAGCAGAACCGATTACAGAATCTCTGGACATTTCTTCATTTTCACGATAAACTTCATTTAAAGAAATATCTGCTTTTAACCCACTCAATATTTGTCCTAAATTAAAATCATCAGAAGAAATTAACTTTGACAAATCAGAGGGTGAATACCCAGGAGTACTACCTTCATTAACAACCTGTGAAACAGAATCTATTTCACCACCCAACAATTCATTATTTCTTTTATCCTCTAATATTTTTGTATTTTGAATTTTAGGTTGATGTACCTGCTCTTCTACCTTACTTAAATCTTTAATGATTTTATCACTTTCATGTACTTTAGGATTTCCCCTTCTACCAAAAAAGTTTGTAATAAAATTATCTTCAAATATACTCATATCTTTCTTACCCCTTAAAACCCTACAAGGCTACTTCCTGACATATAATCTATATTACCCATTTCATATTCTTCTATCATATCATCTATTTGACGATTTACTAACTCTTCTACATTCATAGCATCTGGCTCAAAATACTCTCTATATTCATTAATTTTCATAAAATCTTCAAGTGTACTACCTTGTGCAGATTCTTCAGTAATACTTACTTGTAACGCAGAATTTAAAGCACCGGCAAGAGCATCAGATACGTCCTTACTCCCTACATTATACCCTTTTCCAGAATAATCAGATGATTCTATTATTTTCGGATGGTCAACTTTTCTCTTTTCCCTATCATGAATCAAGTTTAACAACTCATGTCTCAATATAGGATAATCGTAGATTTTTAGTCTTCCTTCATACATAACTTCTACTAAATTAAGATATGCTTTATCTGTTTTATCAACAGACTGATACCCAACGTTAAAACCCATTTCCTCTAAAATCTGTCTTGATTCTTCTGAATTGAATATATCATAAGTTACCATTCCTATTTTCATACCTATAATAGAGTGTAAGTATACTACGAAATTTCTTATTTTATATATAGCAATTTTTCGTGGTGGTTTTGGTGGATTTACCCTTATAAAGAAGTCAACGGCATATACAGGCTTTTTTACCCCTGTTTCGTCTGTTAATATATCATCAAGATACACACTACAAATACCGGTTGAGTCTGTTCTATAAGATTGGTCAATATGTATATATCTTGGACGTTCAGGATGTCGTAACCTAAATCTTTCAGATAAATAATCACTTATTTGAATGTTATCACCTGTAGAAATTATAATTTCAGGCTGAATAAACGGATGGAATAAACGTTTATCCACACAATCATCATATACAACTGGTGTCGTAAACAACTTACCAGTCGAACCAGTCGAAACACCACCCAAATCTTGTAAAGAACGAATAATATTTGCTTCAAAACCTGCTTTTAAATCTATAGGTACCTTTAAAAACCTATCCTGCATATGTGGTGGTAACTTTTTAATCTCTTTCTCTATATCATTAAAATCTGTTAAGTTATCCACACATTTTTCTTTCTTTAACCCTTCTGATATTCTGAAACTATTTACATCGTCCGTGGATTTTACAATCATAGGCTCAAGGTAATTTGTACCCTTACAAACATAGAAAAATGTTTTAGAAAACTTGTCAGGCTTTACTTCCCACTGAGAAGGAGATGCCATAATAGTATGAGGGTCATTTCTTGACAATTCCATCTGTTTTTCAGTAGCGGAATTTTCATGTGTGGCAGATGATACTAAAATATTTAATGCGTGATTTACACCACCATCCATTATAAAACGTGAATTCGCACGGTTTATAATACCGGCATACATATCTAACGCTTTATTCGCATTTCCTGATGTGTTATTTCCATTACCAGCTACGAAGTTAGCTTCGTCAAGCATGGAACAAATTACTGACATACCAATAGAGTCAGAGGAGTTTGAACCATAGGCAAAAGTAACACCTTCAGGAAACAATAAAATAGAATTGATACGTTTCCGTCTTCTAAAATTATCATTAAAATAAGGTGAATTGTCAATAAAAGACCTAAATTCACCAAACCCTGTACGTTCTGCCTGTCTCTGATTTACTGAAAAATACAGAAACATGATACTTGTTTTACTCATTAAATGATAGAACGCGTTTATATTTTCATAACAAGAAAGTTCATATAACTTTCTCATCATAATAATTTCTGATATGGTGGATTTACCTGTACCAATACTACCAGAAATAATTACATTATTAATTTTTTCTTCTGGTTTTCTATCAGAGCGAAAAATATCAATAATAAACTCTTTCCAATACGGATAAATAGCGTTAGCATCTTGACCTACATAGTAAGTACTTTCTATCCACTCTTCTATAGGTACTATAGGTCTTATTTGTTTTGCTACTGTACTTTTCGCTCTCCTGTCCATTTCTTCTCTTAATATTTCTATGAAGTACTGTTTTTCAGTATCCGTCATATTTGTAAAAGAGGAGTCTGGACCAAGTAATTCTTCTAATCTTGTTTGTTTCATATTCTACAATTTATTTGACTAAAGACAAGCTAAACAATATAAATAATACTAACATAACACAGACAAATACATTATATAACCATTTTCCATTACACATAAACCATTACTTCTCCTTACCTGTTATATTTCTCTTCTATAAACTGACTAAAGTACAAACCAGTTAAAAACCCTACTAATACCCCAAAAAACAAAGTTATTATACAGCAAATAAAAAACTCAGAAAATGTAACCATAAAATTTCCTCTTAAACAACAA